AAAACTAAAAAATTAAAATGAAGTTCGACTTTGTTTATTTAGGTCAGACGGTATTAAAATACCAGGTCCCCCTAGAAATATTTGTAGGTCTTAATGAAATCTACGAAAGACAAAAGAAACAATTACCAAAGGCCAACAAACAGTTAGTAGGTAAAATACAAGACGAAGTATCTTTACTTTACTCAGGCCCTAACAACGATAAGATGCATCAACATTGTTTCTTACCACAAGATATATTGAAATGGTTTCATAGTATCTTTGACCACTACACAAACTGGAATAAGATAGGTACAACATACAAGTCTATAAACTCCGTTTGGGTCAATGAAATGAAAGCACATGAATATAATCCTGTGCACATACACCAAGGTAAACTTTATACAGGTTTATCTTCTGTTATGGTTTTAAAATTACCAAAAGATACAGGTGTAGAATATTCTGCTGAAGAGAAACCTATGAATGGACGACTACAAATTATTGGTTCAGCTAACGGGCAGTTTTCTAAAACAGATTATTCACCTGAAATGAAAATTGGTGACTTTTATGTTTTTCCGTATGACATGAGACACTGCGTTTATCCGTTTAACGGAACTAAAGAAGTTAGGAGAACATTAGTTTGTAATGTCGATGTTGATTACAATCCTGTAGCTTCAAGAACTGGATCAGGACAAAACGAATGATACCTAGAATGCCACGATGGCAATCTTATGTTGCCACAACTACACAACCTATCTTTACACCTGAACAATGTAAAATGATTATTGATGCTGGTCATCAATGTAAACCCGAAGAAGCAAAAGTTGGTGGAGGTGAGTCCGGTAAGTATGATACTAAAAAAAGAGTTACAACTATATCTTGGATACCTTTTGATAAATTACCACAGATGTATAAAGTTATTGAGAATCAATTATCTATTGTAAACTTAAATCATTTTGGTTTTGATGGTATGAGACTTACAGAACCTGCACAGTTTACTGTGTATCCTAAAAAAGGTTTTTATGATTGGCATATGGATCTAAATGCTTTTGGTCAAGAGGGTCAGAATCCAATACGTAAGATATCTATGACATTGTTATTATCAGATCCATCAGAGTTTACAGGAGGTGAGCTTACATTTTCAGAGATGGGTGATAACAAACCCCTGCCCTTGAAACAAGGACAAGCTATATTCTTTGCATCATTCTTAAGACACAAAGTTGCACCCGTTAAGAAAGGTGTAAGAAAATCTTTAGTGATGTGGTTTGGAGGACCACCATTTAAATGAGTCAACTTCAAAGAAAGATATTATTTCCAACTGCTGTTTATTTTAAAGATATACCTAACGCTAAAGAACTTAATAAATATTTATTTAAAGAAATAAAAAAGTGGCGCAAAGCAGACCCTGAAGGGGAGAAGAAAACAAATTCTGGTTTTGGCTGGCATAGTAAAACAGATATGGATAGAAAAAAAGAATATAAACCCCTTATCGATGAATTATTTAAAATGGCTTATGAATGTAATGCAGATTTTGGTATTACAGGAAAACTAGGACTTGGTAATATGTGGGCTAATATTAACCCTACATACTCTTATAATAAAACACATACTCACCCTAACTCTATGTGGTCAGGTGTTTACTATATTAAAGTACCTAAGAATTCAGGTAAACTATTTTTAGAAGATCCTAGACCAGGACCCAATACATATATGCCTCGAAGAGTAGAGAATCTACCAGAACAATTATGGAGAGTCTGTGCTTATGAACCTATGGAAGGACGTATGATCTTTTTTCCATCTTGGCTTCCACACGGTGTTGATATAAATATGAATACAGACAAAGGTGAAAAGAACTGGAGAATATCTGTATCTTATAATTTTATACAAGTATGAGTTTTAAAAAAAATAAATATCAAGTTATTAGAGGTGCTATATCAAAAGAAATAGCAGACATAGCTTATAGGTATTTACAAATATCAGCTGAGGCAGATCACTGGATGTTAAACAATGGTGTAACTCATGCAGGCAATAAACTTGTTGGTAATTTTAACGACCCACAAGTTCCAAACTCTTATGCTAAATATGGTGATAGGTTAATGGAAACCTTACTTGTCAAAACTATAGCTGTAATGCAGAAGAAGACAGGACTTAAATTAGTACCCACTTATTCTTATTGTAGGCTGTATAGAACAGGTAATATTTTAAAAAGACACAAAGATAGACCTAGTTGCGAAATATCTACTACACTAAATCTAGGTGGGGATAGCTGGCCTATATTTATCGATCCTACGGGGTCTGACAACGTCATAGACGAGTATAAAGGCATACATAAACCTGGTGCACCCAAAGGTATAAAAGTAGACCTAAAACCAGGAGATATGCTTATTTACTCTGGATGTGAGTTAGAGCACTGGAGAGAGCCTTTTGAAGGCCAATTATGTGGTCAAGTATTCTTACACTATAATCATGCAGATGGAAGGTTTGCAAAGTCCAATTTGTATGATAAAAGACCTATGCTAGGAATAGTCAAATAACGTTGAATATCAACGCAATCTAATATAATCTGGAGATCTATGTTACAGAAGGTTAACTTTTTACCTGGTATAAATAAACAAGTCACACCCACTGGTGCAGAAAGCCAATGGATAGACTGTGATAATGTTCGTTTTAGATATGGTACACCTGAAAAAATAGGTGGTTGGACACAGTTAGGTGCTGATAATATCACAGGTGCAGCAAGAGCATTACATCAATTTACTAATAGCTTAGGTAGAAAGTATTCTATCATAGGATCAAACAGAATTTTATACGCATATTCAGGTGGTGTATTCTATGATATACACCCAATCAAATCTACAACCACATTATCAAATGCATTTAGCACGACTAACGGATCTGCAACTGTTACGATAAATTTTTCTGGTGATCATAATATACAACAAGGCGATATTGTCTTATTAGATAACTTCTCTTCTATTACAGATTCAAACTTTGGTGCGTCTGATTTTGACGACATACGATTTATGGCCACAACCGTGCCATCATCTAATACAATTACTATTACAATGCCATCAGCAGAAACAGGATCTGGTGCAACACAATCGGGTGGTATAAGAGTTAGACATTATTTTAGAGTAGGACCAGATGTACAAGCACAAGGATTTGGTTGGTCACTTGGATCTTGGGGTGGAGAAGCGGTAGGAGCATATACAACAGTTTTATCAGGAGACATAGATGCCTCTACAACAAGCATAACATTAAACGATGCATCACAGTTACCAAGCTCTGGAACAAACTTTATATTAATAGGAACAGAAGAAATATCATACACAGGTATATCGACGAACACTTTAACCGGTGTTACAAGAGGTGTAAGAAATACTACAGCCGCATCTCACACTTCGGGTGCTACCGTTACAAATACATCAGACTATGTAGCATGGGGTGAAGCAGCATCAGGAGACTTAATTGTTGACCCTGGTATGTGGTCTATTGATAACTTTGGTGACAAAGCTATCTGTTTAATTGTAGATGGCGAATGTTTTGAATGGAACTCTGCAGCGTCTGATGCAACATCAACAAGAGCTACAATTATTTCAGGTGCACCAACTGCATCAAGACACATGTTGGTATCTACACCAGACAGACACTTAGTGTTCTACGGTACAGAAACAACGATTGGCGATAAGTCTACACAAGATGATATGTTTGTTAGATTCTCGTCTCAAGAAGATATTAATACTTATACACCTACAGCAACCAATACAGCTGGTACACAGAGACTGGCCGACGGATCACGGATCATGGGAGCCATTAGAGGTAGAGATGCAATCTATGTATACACAGACACAGCACTATTCTTAATGCGTTTTGTTGGTCAACCCTTTACATTTGCTTTCGTACAGGTTGGAACAAACTGTGGACTTGTTGGTAAGAACGCATGTGTTGAGGTAGACGGAGCTGCATACTGGATGTCAGAAAATGGTTTCTTTAAATATGCTGGTGCCTTACAATCACTACCTTGTTTAGTAGAAGATTTTGTATACGATGATATTAATTTAGATTCTGGTAATCAGATGATTAGCGCAGGACTTAACAACTTGTTTGGTGAAATTATGTGGTTCTATCCAACAGGTAGTTCATCCGTAGTTAATAAAATGGTTTGCTATAATTACTTTGACTCACAACCACAGAGACCTGTGTGGACGGTAGGCACATTAGCTAGAACAGCATGGGCAGATTCTGCGGTATTTGGTAATCCACATGCCTTAGAATACGATGCTGATGGTGTTGAAGGAGCTACTTCATCTACATACGTACAAGGCAACACAGATGGTATCTCAACATACTATCAACACGAGACAGGCACAGATCAAATTAAAGGTGGTTCGGTATCAGCCATTACAGGCACAATAACATCAGGTGATTTTGATATTACACAGAGCAGGCAAGAAGGTGTGACTCTTAGAGGTGATGGTGAATTCATCATGAAGATAAGAAGATTTATACCAGACTTTGTATCTCAAACAGGAAATACAAGGGTAACGTTGAATTTAAAGAATTATTCTAATGATACAGCGGCTAGTTCGTCATTAGGACCCTTTACAATTAGCTCATCAACGACTAAAGTAGATACACGAGCAAGAGCTAGAGCGATTGCTCTCAAGATAGAAAACACAAGCACAGCGCAAGATTGGAAGCTGGGCACGTTTAGATTAGACGTACAAGCGGACGGTAGAAGATAATGAGTTTATCAAAATTTATAACTAGAAGAGACCCATCAGAAATACGTGACCTAGGTATTAATCTTAATGATTTTGCTCCTGCAAGAGATCTTAGTCCTTTTCAACAAGCAATAAGAAACGCTGTAACACGTGTTCAACCAACAGGAATTATGAATCAACCTTTTATAGGTAGAGATTTTAGTCAGTTTGATCAAGCTAAAATGGGTGAAATACCAGTAAGTCAACCAATTCGAGATTATGGTGACAGTGAATTAATGGAAAGTGACACAACAACAAGAGACGGTATCATGTCTAAAATTAATCCTTTGAATGCTCTTGGTTTTTTAACTAACCTTTATACAGGTGGTTTATCTAATGCTTTAACAACATCAGGTGTGGGTGAATTATTTAGTAAAATAGCAGAAGCTGGTAGAAATACACCAAACTATCAATTTACAAATCCTAACAAACCAGGATTTAATAGAATAGCTAGTGATTTTTATGATCCTAGAACCGGACTTGATAGGTTTGACAGAGCTAAAACTTTGTTTGGTCAATCAAGAACAATGAAAGAGTTTTTAGATAAACTTAAAGATAAAAGAGCTGCTGAAAAAGCAGCTGCAGCTGCAAAACTTGCAGACGCAAGAAGAGCCATAGCAGAAAATAGATATGGCGGAGATCCTACATATGGTGAGGGCCAACAAGCAGGAATGGGTTTTGGAGGAGGACGTTCTGATCCTACAGATAAAAGTTAATTATGGCAAAGATAGTACAAGTATTAACAAGACCTAGTGAATCATACAGGCAAGACGTTGCTGACGCACAAGTTAGGGATCTTGACGGTGTGATACAAAAACTAAACACAACGTATCAACAAGATTTAAAAGATGAGATGGAAGCTGAAAACTTCTTTATTAATTAATGGCAAATAGTTTTATAAATAAAAAAGCAGATCTAACAACGACAAACCTTACAACACTGTATACAGTGCCGTCGTTCAAACGTAATGCAAACAATAAAACCAGAGAAGATAATAACAACAATATCTAACCTAAAAACAGGTGAAGTATATAAATCAGAGGACGAATGGAAAACAAAAGGCGTACCAGAAGCAGAAATTAGACGAGATGTCAAAGTCATCATGCCTTCGCTTGATTTGTTTCCTGAAACAAAATAGAAGATAGTATGGGATTATTAAAGAAGATAACTAAACCGTTTAAAAAAGCAGCTAAAAAATTAGTGCCTAAAGAACTTGCAGGTATTATGCAGGTTGCTGCACCTTTTACAGGAGCAGCTGCTCCTTTTGTTTACGCTGCAGGAGCTTACAAACAATCAGGTAAAATTAATCCTCTAGCCGTTGCATCGTTAGCAGCTCCATATTTAAGATTTGGTGGTAATCAAGCATTTAGATATGGGTCAGCTCAAGCCGGAGATTTTGGTATTAGAAATTTATTGTTTGGAGGAAGAGGTGTTGAAAAGTCTTTATTTAATCCTGAGGGTTTTGGTGGCACTGCGGATAAGTTTTTATTTGGTTCACCAGCAACAGAAGATAGTTTTGATGTTGGTAAATCGGGAACCGAAGCTGGAGAGGTTACTTTTCCTATAGCAGGAGAGGAAGCAACAAGAGGTATTTTAGGGTCAGAAGGCAAATTTGATCTTAAACAAAGTAAGTTAATAAGATCAGGCGGTGTTGGAGACAACAAATTAAATAAAACAAACATAGCTGCATTAGTTGCTGCTGGAGCATCACTTGCAACAACAACACAAGAAATTGAAGAAGAGGGTATGGAGGATGGATTATCATCAGGTGAAATAGCAAGACTACAACAAGAAGCAGCTGAGATGTGGGAGGACTTTGACACAACAGCATTTAGACCAAAGATAACTGCAGCCATTGGTGGTTTAATGAGAAAGAATCTTGCAAAT